TTGTTCTGTGGATAATGTTGATATTGTGGATAAATTATTTTCAACACCATCTAAACCATTGATTTCACTTGTACCACCTGTTACGGTGGGTACGCAATTCTCTGTTGATAAACATTTATTTTCATCTGATATTCTAGTATTTTTTTCTCTAACCTTTAGAACTTTATCGCCATATATATCTTTGTTTATAGTTACTATATCTACCAAGTAATTTTCTAATATGTCTGTATTTATAATATAGCAGTTTGATAACTTATATACTTCTACATTTTTTTGCTTTATTCTCATTCTTTGTATTTCTATAAGTCCGCTATCTAATAAGAATTTATTGGCAGTGGATACTTCTTTGTCTGTAAGTCTACATGCATTCCACCAGTCCTCAAAATCCATTTTAACGACGTTTTTACCCTTATACTGGTATTTAGTTGTCTTGCCCTGTTTAATTGCGTTAAAGTGCCAATAAAAGATTTGTTGGAATATTACTCCAGCGTTTCTTATTACATAACTCTTAGCAGTAATGAAAGTTCTACCTTTAGAATCTGTACTTGTCATCTTTTCTTTAGCTATGTGCCACATTAGATCTATAAATATTTTATTTTCTACCATGTAGTTATCGTTATCTAGCAGATAAGCGAATTGTTGTAAGTTGTTTCCCATAAAAAAATACCTCCCGCTATTGCATAAAATTGTACAATAACAAAAGGTATAAAATTACTCTTTACAAGCATGTATATCTATAGTAAGATATACATATACTTTAAAAAGTAATAACCTTGAGTTATTGGTGCAATAAGAGTGATGAAAGTTTGCTGACTTACACTCTTATTTTTTATGCAAATTTTCAATTTATTTTTTAGATTTAATCTAATTGTAATCTTTTTTCTGACATTTGTAAACAAAATTTTACTATTATAGTTTAGAGAAAGAGCAGCTATGAAAGCTGCTCTTCTATATTTTAATCTTCATCAATATCTAAATCATCTAAATCATCTTCGAGATCTATACTTTCCTCAGATATTTCTTTTTCTTTTGTGTCATTATCAGTAGAATTATTACCTAAGGCTTTCGCTATTTCTTTTTTAACTAAATCCTCTATATTGATTGATCCTAATCTATTAACCTCTATTTTATCCTTATTGGCTTCAAAGAACCTTATAGCTTCACAAATATAATCTGTTATTATGAATCCTTTGTTTTTCTTTTCTGATAGCAATTCTTTTATATCTTCATTTTTCTTAGCGAATGTTAGTGTATATCCTCCGCCTTGTTTTACGCTTGGCATTTCATCACCTTACCCTTTATTTACTGTATTTCTTAAATGCTACCTTATAAAGTCCCTCTACTGTACTTAACTGAGAGTTTACAGGTATATATGAATGGCTTAATTTATTTGTTATATTCTCTTTTATATGTTGAGAAGTTCCTCCAACAAATACAACTCTGTCTAATTCATCTATATTGAATTTATGAGCTTTTATATGATTTAATACTTCTTTGAAATACTGCTCTTTAGCCTTTTCAATATAGGATACACTTTCAATATCAATTTTACCAGATTTTTTTAAACCACCTTCATAAAGAGCTTTTTCAGCTATTTCTTTGTTGACTATGTTGCCTTTCTTATAAATGCCTAACTGTTCTCTAACTATATCCAATAATCTATCGGTACCGCACTCCTCAATGAATCTATCATCTTTTTTACATACCTTATTAGTGTATAAGCTCCATCCCATATTTAGTCCACCTAGATCAACTATCCCTGTTGACTGTTCTGCAAATAAATTAGGCTCTAAATAGACTATACCGCTGCCCTCTGCCTTAATCATTATGTCTTTAATTTCAAATTCATAGTCTTTCCCATCTACGATTATTTTTATAGGTCCTTTACCTTTAATAAATTCCTTATACTCTTCTTTTGCATCTTGTATAAGTAATACACTGATAGGGCAAGCCAATACCATATATATTTCATTATCTTTTGTTCCTGGCTCAATGAACTGAGTTATTGCAGTATAACAAGCTAATTGATGTAAAAATTGTGTCTTTGATGTATCTTCTGACTTGTCTTGTCCTTGCTCTCCAACTATATAACTTTTATTATCCATTTCAACTAGATGGCTATTACCTTCAACGTCGATGTAGCCTTCTGATAGATCATACATTTTAGTTCTGAATCTAACTATCTTTCTATCATCCGCAGTTAATTCTACATCTCTTCCTATTAACTCTGTTTCATATTTTCCAATGTCTGCACTTAAAATAATTTTTTTCATATTAAATCTCTCCTCTTATTAATTACTATACCTAAATTATACCTGAATCATACCTAAATGTAAAGGGGTATTATTGAAAATATACCGAAATATTTATAAAATTTAGGTATATATTAAGAATATAGTCTTTGAATACTCATAATTCATACCTAATACATACCTAAAACATACCTAAATATTGAAAGTAAGATGTATTTCTCAATATTATTTATAGGCGTAATTACATCTTTACATTAATTATTCTAGTGGGAAAATATGTAATTACATTTAAATTTACTTAATTCTATCTAAAATGTTAAAACCCTCTAGATTAGATAAATAAAAAAGAGCAGATTTACTGCCCCTTTAAAAATACATTGTCTTTTTAAATTTTTCTTCTGTTTTATTTACTGTACAATCTAATGTTAATCTTCCCTCATAAAAATTACTTTTTTCATAATTTATCCTTATACTTATAGCATCTTTGTACTTTTCTAGCTTAAAATGTATATTCTCTGTTACTATAGAATGTAATATTATAAACACTGTAGAAAGTTTTGAAATTAATAATGCTTGATTATATTTCATATCTTCTATATTAGAATTATATATATACGTTTCAAGTCCTGTAAGCATTTTATCGTTACTTGTATTGGTTTTTGCTTGAGCTACTATATTTCTAAAATCTATTAAATTATACTTATAATTTATATCCTGAATCAAAAGCATATAATTTCTTACTTCATCCAAATTAATATTTTTTTCTTCTTTAAATTTTTTTAATAGGAGAAATTCTTCTGTGGTTAATTCCGCTTTCATATCTTTATCACAATTTCCATTTCTTATATTATAGGATCTATCCTTATACTTATCTATATAGAATCGCTCTAACATATCAAGAGTTTCTAATTCTCCTAAGTGTACTATATCAAACTCAAATGCTAGTTCTCCAAACTTATTAAAATCATTTTGTAAATCGTCATTACAATGTTTATTGTTAATTAATTCATTTATATGTTGCTCCCAACGTTTCTGTATATTTTTAGATTGACCTATATATATTTTATTATTTTCTGTACAAACGATTTTATATATGCCTATGTTTGCATCCATTAACACCACTCCCCAAAAACATTAGACTCTTTATCCTCTTAAAACAACTTTTTAAATAAAGAGCCTAGAATTGATCTAAACTCTTTTACCTATGCCAATTTAGCCTTTTGCTAATTTTTCGATTTGCTCAATAGTATAAGTACCTTTCCCAATAATTTTTTCTAGGCAATACTCTGCTTTTAAAATTTCAATTTCATTCAAGTTTTCTTCTTGCATGAACAAAAACATATTTTTAAAATTGCTGAAATTCCCATATTTAGTTTCTAAAGTTAACATTTTATACCCTCCATGCTTATTAATATTAATGGCTATTTCTCCATAATTTTTCTAGCTCTTTATCGGTAAAGCCCTCATATAATACGTCTTGATATAGATCGTACTCTTCACTATCTGCATCTAATTCGCAAGCATCTGATAGAAAGTTCCTCCATTCATCACCATATCCACATTCACTAGCACTGCCTGTATCTTTGTTTGTAATATCATTTATTATTAATTTCTTTATGCGCTCTTCTCGCCCTGTTGGAGCGTAAGCTTCATCATAGAAATGTTCAAGTGCTTTTTCTTCCAACCACTTTTTTAACATTTCAACACACTTATATTCTTCAACCCATTCTGAAAATAACTTTTTACTCTCAACAATCTCATTGTTCGTGATTAAAAAGTATTCTAAATCATCATAAACATCACTAAACCCCTCGACCACTTCTAGAAAAAATAGTTTTCTAATAACAATAACTTCCCAATTCATTACATATCCTCCTTTTTTAATTCGCAATATCTACAAACTATTTAAATAATTTCTTTATCAAATCAAATAAACTAAAGCTAGTTTTATCATAAACTTTGTTGTATGCCGCCTTACTAGGGTTATTAACCCATCCCATACCCTTTTTACCGTAAAGTGGATTAACTGCACTCTTAACAGCTCTCTTAGCTTTTCCTGTAGTCCTGGCTTTTATGGATTTCTTAATTGAAGGTTTTCTCATTCCTATTTTCATTGATATCATCCTCATACCTTTAGCTAATTTTTATTTGATTCTCCGTAGATTTTTCTCATTGCTTCTTCTGTAAAATCATGGTTATTATTCGGTTTTGGGTTCAATTATAATTTTACCTTCAACCAAGGTTATCTCAACTTCTCGTTTTGTTTCGTCTATACCTAATATTTCAAGAAAAGATGTTGGAATAGTTACTCTACCACTCTTAGATCCACTACCACTTTTGTTAAATGTTATCTTGCCTTTCATTGATTAATCCTCGTACTGTGGTGCTAATATATTGTATTGTTCTTTAGCACCATCTTTTATGTCTACTACTAGATTATCTCTCATATATTCTATCCAGTTATTATCTATTTCTTCTTCGTTTTCTACTTCTGCCTCATATTCAAACTCATTGAAATAAGTATATCTATGAATTGATACTTCCTCTAAATCTCTCATTCTCCGAGTAGTATCACAACCATATAAAATTTGTGCTTTTAGTTCACCATCATCATTGATAGTAACAACAATATCTGCATCTGAACTATTTTTACTGCTATAGTATGAATCCACATATAATTGCTTATATTCATTTTCTAAGAAATCTACCAACTTTTCAGTATTGATATTTTTAAGAGCGTTTAACATTTTTTCCATTTTAATATCCCCTTTCATTTGAACATTTGTTGTTCTCTATGATTTAATCATAACGTACTTTTAAAAGTACGTCAATAACTTTTATGAAAGAAGTTTTCGACAAAATAGGCATAAAAATAAGGGTAGCAAGAATTAATCTCACTACCCTTTAATCTATTTTTTCATAAGTGTTATTTCTTTCATCCCATTTTTCATTTCTTTTTCTACTGCTGCAGCAATACCCTTAAAATTTGTCTGTCCATAATACTGTCCACCAACTCGCATTTCATAGACATTATCCCTATCTTTAATATCTATAGTAACAAAATTATACGCATCCTCTTTATCTGTAGTATTATTTTTAAACTTAACATGGCATACTACTTTATAAGCACCTGTTGCCTTGGGCGCAAAGCTACATCTATTAAGTTCTTGCCAGTCTGTAACGGTTATCCATTTCCCATTCAACTCATAGTAGTATTTATATAGAACATTAGGATCTGTACTATGTGCATATACAGTTATTTTATTGCCTACTTCTTGCTTTCCTTCATAAGACATTTCGTCTATTTCTGTAGAAATTGATGTTTCTAAATCAACACCTGTGATTCCATATACTAAAGCATTAGCAAACATTTCTATATTATTACTAAAGAAATCACAGTCGCTCTTTGTATCTACATAAAAGTTTTCTAATAACATGGCTTTCATTGAAGTTCCATTGATAACTGCTAATCCGCTGCCATCTTTAACTCCACTAGTTGCAGATTTTCTATTGTTATCATGTACAGAACCGCCATGGTCAATAATGTATTGTAAATAATTGATCGCTTCACCTAACATATCTCTATTGTAAGTATAAACCTCTGCTCCATAGCCGCCACCTGCGTTATTATGAACACTTACAAATATGTCAGCACCCCAATTATTAGCCTGGTTACATCTCCAATTTAGTGATTGGCTAACAGTAAAATTACCAGTTGGTCTTAGTGCTAAAACTATATGACCTAAGTTCCTAAGCTTGGAGATTACTAAGTCGATAAGTTTATCTGCCCACACTTCCTCATTTAGGAATCCCGATGCACCTCTGTCCTGGCCGCATCCGTGCGGTCTATCAATATAAATTTTCATGATCCATTCCTCCTTAAATTTAATAAAATAAAAGAGTAGAATTAACTACTCTTTAGATATTTGCTTAACTAACTGGTTTCCATATACTGCTGCTCCTACTACGAGTATCCCTTGAATAACACTATCTGCAGTAAATCCATTCATTACCCAAACACTTAATATAATGCCTGCAGGTAATAAAATTAATGGAATGTACTTATCTTTTATCCTTTCAGTATTCTTAAGTATTGCCCCAATTACTAGTAGCACTGGTACCAAAATTAAAGCATTTTCTGTAATGTAATTAATAAAATCCATAATTATCTCTCCTTCTTATTTAAAATTAATTAAAAAAGCAATCACTGCGCTTACTAAAGCGCCAGCAACTGCTCTCCATAACCATTTATTCGCATCTTCCAAATCTGAAATTCTATTGTTTACAACCTTGATTTTTTCATCAAAATTTTTAAGCTTAAGTTCATTTGTATCATTCATATTTTTCAGTAACCCTTTTATTTCAATCAAGCTTTCTCTAACTTCCTGTATTGCATCACTTTCACTCATTCTACACCTTCCTTATTTTAAAATAAAAAGACACTAGATTTTCTCTAATGCCTTTGATTGGTTAACAATATCTTTCAATTGTGATTTAAATATATACATTTTACAAATAATTTTTAATTAATTCTTTCCATTTTAAATATCCATCCGAATTTAAATGTATTCCATCAGTAGTAAGAGTTTTATATAGATTATTATTGTCTATAAATTCATCAAATAAATTAATATATTTTATATTTCCTGTTTCTAACTTTTTTAAATCAAAATTAACATCTTTAATAGTTTCATTAGTAACCCTTGTATCAAATATATCTTTATTTATAGGCAAAATACTTTGAATGTATATTTTTGTTTCTGGAGAATCAGATGTAATTTTATTTAATATTTCTTTATAATTTTTAAGAATAGTATCTTTATCTACTCCAGCATTTAAATCATTAATTCCAACCATCAAGAATATTTTTTCAGGTTTATAGATAGATATATCATTAATAATATCCAATATTCCACTAGTTCTATCTCCTGATATCCCTCTGTTTTTTATATTTTTACTATCAAGTAATTCTGACCATTCGCACAAGTCTGTTAAACTATCACCAACAAAAATAATATCATCTTTATCGGTTTTTAATTCATTGAAAACACTTTTGCTAATAATATGAGTTGAACTAAAAACCTCACTAGTATTATTTTTTATAGCTATACGTCTTGTAATTACAAAACCACTCCCAATAATAAAAATTAAGTTAATACATAACGATAAAATTAGAATTTTTTTCATCTTATTGTTCATCTTCCTACCCCCTACATATATTAATATTTTATCATTATATATTAATATATACAAATAAATGGTTAATTTGCATAATTTACGTCTTAAATAATTAGGAAACTAAATTCTAAAGGTAAAAAACCATTGTGAATATTTACATAACAAACTATATCGCCGCTAGGTTTTATCCTTAAATATCCTGCATATGCTGTACTGCCTTCAAAAGATATCACTGGGATTACTAAATCCTTACTAGGTCTATAACCTACAGGTAGATTGCTTATAACGGTATCTGTTGTTGTCGCACCATTTTTTATCAACCCAGATAACCTAACCATATTATTTGTTTTTGTATAAATTGGTTCTGCAAATCCCGAGCCATTTGTTTCCCAACTATTTTGTAATGCTAAATTATAATATTGAAATGTCGAAGGTTTGACTACATTATATACAATAGATGAAACTGTGAAACTTTTTGAGCTTTCTACATTAGCCCCACTCAATTCTATACAATATAATCCTTTGTTTAATTCCATGCTTAATACTTTATTGATATTTGGAATTGTGCTATAACTATTTAATTTTATTAAAGTGTTCCCATAATTTTTCACATCAATATTACCACCAGTTGTATATATCCATGCTATTATATCTAATTTAATTTTTGCGTTTGCATATAAAACAATCTTTATTTTTTCATTTGGTTTATTGCTATCAACTACATAATATCTCTCAGAAAACATTGCACTTGAATTCGTAGAAGAAGTTGTCACTGAATTAAAAACTTGATTTGTGTCAAACCTTATAATATCTCCATCTGAATGTTTTGGACTATAAATATCGCATAATTTATCAGCCATTATGTAATCTGCAACAATACTGTAATCTTTAAGGTGTCCAGAGTTATCATAATCTGAATCTTTTCCAACAATATTTCTACTAAACATTGTTATAAATTCTTCATAAACATCACATAGTGTTACCCCTTGTTCTGTAGTGAGTAGTTTCAAAACATCTACATAATTTTTATTTTCTAAATCGTACATTAAACCCAACGACCTTGAAATTATAGGGACAGGTGTTGCTATAATGATTTCTATATTATTTTTCTTTGCTAAAATTATCATTTGCCTTATATTTTCAATAAAATCAGCTAGAGTAACATTATTATTATATGAATCATTTAATCCCCACATTATTATAAGCAAATCAGGATTATAATTTAAAACTTGAGTATCAAAATTTAAAAGTCCATAAGCACTAGTTTGACCACTATGCCCTTCATTTATAACAGTTATATCATTATATTCATATATATAACGCATTTTTGTTTGAAGAACAGAAGGGTAATTGTTTACCGATTGAATTGCTCCATCATTATAACCCCATGTCATACTATCGCCATGACATACTATTCTTAATGGTTTTTTTGCCTTTAATTTTGACTTTGTATTTTTTAAAGCACCACAAGTGTATTGCAACGTATTTTCTGTTATTTTACTCTCCGCAGTAGTTAATCTTGTGTCTATAGCAACTATATCCCCATGTGTACTAACCCACGCATTAAGACTTTCTAGGGTTTCGTTACATTCAATATTCTTAGCAGTAAGTTGTTCTAAGATAGTGCTTATATTTTGACTTATCTGTTGTCCTTGGTCTACCCCTGGTACTATTGTTAATGCAATAGGAAACGTACTGACTTGATAAGTATTAGTCATTTTAAGTTGGAACTTTGCTATACCATAACTTCTTGTGCAATCTCGAGGACAAGTTATCTTAACATTGTTACCATTAATAACCACACTATTACCTGCAACACTTGCTACTGTGTTATTAGCATTAATATATATTAACTCTATTTTTTCTCCTTTTAGGTCTTTAGCTACTCCGTTTTCCAATAACGTTATGTCTAATATTACATCATCACCTTGTTGTGCTTTATCAAACCTGTATATTTCTTTTTTAAAATCTATTAGTATCTTAATTGTATTTTGCATATTATATTGCCTCCTTAGTTTGTAATCCTATAAAGTTGCTACTTGTATCAAAAACTAAATTATAATCAAAAATTTCTGAACCAAATTCTTCTACACAAGTTACAAAACCTTCATTTATACTTTTAAAGTATTCTGTTTTTTCTTCAAGGTTCATATTCATCGGCAAAATTGGCATCATTGTGTTACACTCTCCCCTTACTATTTCCTTTGTGTCTAAATCATAAAATACAACCATTAAATTGCAACCTCCTTGTAAATGTAATATCTTATATTGAAACTTTCTGTTTCATTAGCGGAATCAGATGCACGAATAAATACAAACTCTAATAATTTGTCAGATGCCCAACATCTCCCTAAAATGGTCATTCCAATCGTACTACTAGAAAAATTATTATATGAAATATAAGGGAATGGATATACATATGTTTTTTCGGCTTGCAATTCTACATAAGCAGAACTACAAGGTTTATAACCTAAATCATGTGCAACGGTCGCAGTTCTAGTAGTAACTCCTGCTTCCATTGTTAATTTTAATACTCCACTAACAACTATTTTGTGCATATTGTATTTACCATCTATAACTACAGTTCCGTTGCCATTAGTTACAGTTAACGCTCCGCCTTTTACATCTAAATTGCCATTATCTAAGTTTATGGATACTTTACCATCCACAGATGTAATACTACCTGTTTTGATTAATCCGGCATTTAGAACTCCTGTGGTTATAAAATCCGCAACTATAGACCCGTCTTGGGTTATTGCAGTACCATAAGTCCCATAGTAACCTGTTTTTGAGTGACCAAGCCCTCCATTATTAAATCTCCAAACATTAGTCATGGTATTTATGTCTTTAGTGTCACCTATTATTATTTCATTCCCCCTTACTATTACATAAGAGTTTTTAAGACCACTCTTGATAAGAACACTTGCATTATCCTTGGCTTGTTGAAGTATAGAATCTGTACTGTCTATAGACTCTAATCTATCTATTATTTGCTTAATACTTAAAGGCTTAGGCTCTATATAATTGCTTAATTCAATCTCCTTAGTTTTCTGTGCTAATACATCATATTTTTTAGATATAGCTCTTACCTTTATATCTGTATTCAGTTTAGGTATATAAACTCTAATAGTGTCACCTAGATAAACTCTTTCAGCTATAATATAATCCTTGTATTCTTCTGTTTTTTCGAGTTGTACAAAGTTAATATTGTAAGTAGCTTTAATCTTATCTATCCCATTTTTAGAGTATTCTTCTTTTATTCTTCTATCAAGTTCAGCCTGTGCCTGTGCTAATGTATCATAGCCTTCGTCATTGTTTTCACCTTTAACCTTAACATCATCATATTTTATTACCTCTGTATATACTTTGCTATAGTTATTAATAAGTGGACTATCTATATAGTTACCTAGTATACCATCGTACCCCTGGCCTTTTGCCCTAGTAATTAGGCTATCTATATTGCTGCCACATTCAAATCCAGTAAGATTCTTACCTTCTCTTACAGTAAATCCTCTATCTATTCCAATATGGGTATTGATGTACTCTATATAACCACGTCTTAAGACTTCACCACCCCATCTATTTAAGAAAGAGTTATCGCCATCATGAAGTGCCTTGTATAAAGACATTCTTATATAATAAGCAGTGGAAGTTGCTTGTATATCCGAAATAACTTGTATTTCTTTAGTTCCCGTTGCATTAGAAACTAAATAGTTAGCTGCTGCAGTTCCATTTAAATTAGTCGGTCTTACATCTTCTAACCATAAAGTTAAACTATCTGCAATAGTTATCTGCCTAGCAACAATATCTATATACCTAGTACCCACGCTAACTTTACTGACTCTAAATATCTCTTCCCCATAGTCCATTAGAACTTTCAATATTACTTCTTCTTGCAATAGATCCTGTAGATTATCTTCTATCAGGAAAGTTCCATCTAAAACATAGTTACCAGTAGATAAATCCTCATCTGTATCACATTTTATACAATATCTATCTAAACTTTTCCCATTACTACCTAACACAACCGCCTTAGTGGCAGTAGAAGAGAAATAAGCTACTTTTATTTGTTTTTTCAATGTATCTCCCTCCTAACACTTGTATTGAGTAGTGTATTCCACTATCATTTTTGTTACTGCGCCTGTATAACTTATAGAATTTTCACCTTTAGCAAATAAAATAAAATCCCCTAAGGTATCATTGTCCTTAGAGGTTCCATCTGCATTCCTTACTTGCATTAGTTTACTATCTATTTCTACATAATTACTAACATTATTAATCTGCATTGTTTCATTGTTAATGGTTAGTTGTATATTGCCACCGCCATAAACCTTTATCAAAGGCTCACTAGGGGCGTTTCCTACATAGTTAAATGTAAAGTTATTAGTAGTTATCTCATATCTTGTAGAATCTAAATCACAGGTAAATGGTTCACAAATGAATGTAACTTCAAATTGACCTATACTTCTAAATTCCTTTTCTAAATTACTAAATAAAACTTTTTTAATTTTATAGCACCTATCATTTCTACTAAATATAAGCCTATTATCTTGTATATCAGTAAGCCATTCATAAACTCTATTGAAATCTATGTCAATTCGAGGAGATAAAATTGTAAAAGTAAATGGTATCTTTTTATCTTCATATGTGCCTTTATTAATATAAAGACTTCCGTTCCTACCTTCTACCCTTATTTCTTCATATTCCTCATTGGATACGGGAATAGAAGGGTAATTCTCTAAGAATAAATTAAGATCTAAATTGGTATTATTATTAAAATATAATTCTCCTTCTTTTAACATCCCTTCTACCTCCCTTTGTAATAATCAGTTAAAACATCTTGATATGGTGATATAGCATAAGCTAATTCCTTGCCTTGTACCTCAACATGAATGTGATTTTCCACCTTTGAAGTTCCACTACTAGAATATCCTTCTTCTGTTGTATTAGGTGTACTATAACTGTTATTCCTAGCAACTATCCCCGCAGTAGTACTTGCCATGTTATAATCTACCGCCAATTGCATTTTATTAGCCATTCGATTGAAATCTTCTTCTATGGATTTTTGGACATTGTCTGCTTCATCTTCGAATCCTACACCTACTCCTTGGGCCATATATTTTCCAACCTGGTCTCTGTATAATTTCGAAGGTGAACAAATTTCGTTGGCATCTCTAGCACCTTGCAACATGTTCTCGAAGAATCCTGTAACCATATTGCCAATCCAACCAGCCATGGATTTTATACCCTCCCAAATTCCTTTGACTATATTTACACCTATGTCGATGAATTTAGAAGGCAAGTCTTTTACTACATTAATTATACTATCAACTAGTTCTCCGCCAGCCCTTGCTCCTTCGCTAGCTAGATTAGAGCCCCAATCTATGATCTTGTTTACAGTATCAACTAGCCATTCCCATATTCGACCAGGTAAGCTAGAGAACCATTCTATTACTGCATTTATAGCATTGGATACATATTCAACCATGGTGTTCCATACATCAGTACCCCATTGAACGACATTGTTATAAGCACTAACTAACCAATCCCAAATCAAACCTGGTAATTTGGAGAACCACTCTGTAACACTATTATAGATATTAGTACATGTCTCTACGAATTTATTCCATGTATCACTCGCCCATTGCACAATATTATTATATGCATTAACTAGCCACTCCCAAATAACTCCTGGAAGCTTTTTGAACCATTCACCAACCCAGTAAATTATATTTTCGCAACCTTGAATAAAGCTTTTTACACTTTCTACTGTCCAATTATAGATTGCAACTGCCGCAAATCCTAAGCCATATGCTATTTTGCCAGGAAGTTCACAAAACCAGTTAAACATCTGCTCTAGCCATGCCGGTATTGTTTCTGTAAAGAAGGCAAATACTGCATTCCATCCATCTGCAAACATCTGCTTTATACTTTCCCACCAGGCGGGTATCGTTTCAGTGAAGAATGTTGCAATACTATTCCAGCCATCAACAAACCATTGTTTGATACCTTCCCAAAGAGTGCCAAACCACTCAGAAAGTGAAGTGAACCATACTTTCATGCTTTCAATCCAGGTGGGTATAGTCGTTGTAAAGAAGTCCATGATGGCATTCCACGTATTAACAAAAGCCTCTTTAATACCATTCCACATATTTATAAAGAAGTTTCTAAACCCTTCGCTAGTGTTCCATAGGTATATAAATGCACCAACTAAAGCAACTATGGCAACTATTACGATACCTATTGGATTAGCTGCCCACATTGCATTTAATGCAGCAGTAGCCTTGCTCCATAGTCCAGTAGCAGCCGTTGCTAGACTTATTTTACCTGTCATTAGAGCCACTATAGTTTCCCATATAGTAAATACTCCATTCATAACTCCTTGTGTAACTGTTGCACCTTGTGCAGTCATTTGATATAATCCAATTGCTAACTTCGCTTCTTGCCAACTTTTTACTATACCTGTTAGCACTGCACCCGCCTTGAATGCAACCATTGATGCAGCTATAACACCAATAATCGTAGCTATCTCACCACCATGATCAAGAATCCAGGCCAAAAGTTCAATAGCTGCTGGGAGTATCGCCACCAAGCCTTCTGCTATAGCTGCTGCCAAATTCCCAAATCCTTCAGCTATCTTAGAAACACTTTCTTGCAACTCTCCATTATTTAAGCTTTCACTAATACTCTCAATGGCCGTGTTTATCGCTGGTAACACTTTATTAGTCAATGAATCCGATATAGGCTTAAATAAGTCACCTAATAATGCAGTTGCGTTATCTGCCAAAGTTGACCACTGACCTATCAAAGTTTGGCTTTGACCTTCCATAGCATTATAGAACTGGCCACCTTCCGAAGTGGCGGTTTTCATTGCATCTGCCACCATTTCAAAGGATATTTGTCCCTTGCTCATTTCGTCTTTAAGCTCACCCATGCTTTTGCCTGTTTTTTCTGACATAATTAAAAGTGGATTAAATCCAGCATTTACCATTTGCATAAGGTCGCCACCAGTTAATTTACCCTGTGAAGAAACTTGTCCAAACACTAAAGCTAAACTATTGAACTTTTCTTTGTTACCTAATGCTATATCTCCCAACATTTTCAAATCCGGTGTTATATCATTTACATCTGTTCCAAAGGCTAGCAAAGTTGTACTCGCACTTGCCAAATCAGAAAGTTCAAATGGAGTTTTTGCCGCAAACTCTTTCAATTCATTTAAGTGTTCTGTAGCTTTTTCTGCACTACCTAGCATCGTAGTAAAGCCACTCATATACTGTTCCATCTGTGCGTTGTACTTAACTCCTACTGTCCCAAGTCCAACAAGTGCAGTACCCGCAGCAGCCACAGTAGCAGTAAAGGCTTTAAGCCCCTTTTGTGCAACACTATTTAACTTCCCACCCAAACTATTTATATCGCTCTCAATTCCAGAGGTATTCAAATCTGTATCAATTATAATTCTTCCATCGCTGCTTATAATAATCACCCCCTATTTATGATTTTTGGCATAATAAAAGCACCTACAATTAAGTAAGTGCTTAAATTTTATTCTATACTAAATTCTATATTATCTTCTATCATTTCCGGTGTGGAAGCATCCATAACCGTAAATACTCCTTTAAAGTTTTTAACCTCTGTTATGTTGTTATCCATAACAGATAAATTACCTTCAGCTTTCATTTTAGCAGTAATAGTTTCACTAAATAAATCATTTACCATAGTTCCATCATTGCTACATTTATCTGCGCCAACAAGGATATCTTTATCAGTTTTATTTACAACTTCTAATGTTATATATATTCCTCCAAAAGCGCTTTTCCCCTTAGCTTTACAAGTGACAGTAATATTTTCTGTATCTACTAAAGGTATGTCGCATTTATCATCTTTCTGTTGTTCTCTTATTTCATCTAATTTTTCATTCTTTTCTTTATCAGTTTTAGCATTTGCAACATCTTTCAAATTTGTATCTTTCTTTTCTTTGCCACAAGCTACCAAACTAAATGTAAGAACTAAGCAAAGTAGAATAGTAAGTATCTTTTTCATAATTTCCCCTCCAATTCATAACATATACAATATATCATATATTGACTATAAATTACAGTACTTTGCTTAAATCTCCACCACTTAGTAATATTTCTTCTATCTCGCTAAGTTTCTCCTTTTCATCCTTACTTATAGAAGTATGAATTTTATAGAGTTCTTTCATTTTCGTATAATAAGCTTTTTCTTCTTTATCCTTAATTTTACTTAAATCCATAGCACGATAACCCATTATTTTAACTATCTCATTATCTTCTTTTAAGGCTTTAAACATGGCTTTAAACTTCCACCAGTGTAGATATTCCACATCCTGTAAATCAATATTATACTGGTCTAAAAATGCGGAATAAACGAAGTCATCATCAAAATTAAAAGAATAGATCTGTGTACTCTTGCCTGTTCCTTTATTTTTAGTTTTAGTTTCAACTTCATCTTTTCCACATCTATAAAACCACAGTATGCCTTCTATAGCCTTATTTATGTCTTTAGGTAGTTTAGGATAATAGAGTTCCAATGCCTGTATAATCTTATCCTCTTCACTTATGGAGGTGTCTTGAATTAAGAGTTCAAGTAAAATAGAGGTGCGAAAATCACTATTAATCTCATAATCTTCGCCCTCTATATTAACTGTCTGTGGTACTAAATCAATAAGTAAATTCATTACTTCTTACGTCTTGATGCTCTGTTAGGAGAATATTTAGAAGTGAATTTTTCTAACTCTGCATTTTGCGCTTTCATATGCATTACTAACTCTTCAAAAGCGTTTAGACAAGTCATAAGGTTAACTTTATTACCAAATATCTTTTTATCTGTACCTTCTCCAAATATTTCATTAAATACATCAAATATAGCATTACATTGCTTTCTTATGCACTCTGTAAAAGTCGCTCCCTTTAAACCTTCTGTCATATTATCAACATTTTTAATCGCTTTCTCGTACTTCTCCGCAACTTCTAAATCTAAAAAATCTATATCTTCCAATTCTATTCCGTTAATTTTCATAAATACATTCTCCCTTTAATCTATATTTTAGCTTTAAAGCCTTCAGTAAATGTTTTAGTACTAGTATCAAATGTTCCTTCCACTGGATCACTAATACCTAGTAAACTTCCTGTAATTCCTAATTCTCCGTCATTGTCTTCAAAGCTATCTACAGAAATAGCTACTTTAAATTTTCTCGCCCTGAATCCAGCAGTTTCAGCTGGCTTGTCCAGGTCTACTATCACATAATCTGTTTCTGTATCGGAGCCTGTTTTCTGCATTTCCCCGATTTCTCTTATGTGTTCAATTGCAACTTCACTTACTATCTGGTCCGCATTGAAAGAAGTATTCCATTCATATCCGGTTATAGACTGTGATGCACTAGACTGGTTTATATATCTTTTAGAGGTAGTTTGAGCTGATGGACTCTCATTAAGTTCTGTAAAGCCTGTTCCTAATAGCTCAAATTCCGTTACTTTTAGATAGTTCGCTTGAATTTTGCGCTTACGTGTACTCAATTATATCACTCCTATTTCTTTTTTAAATATTTAAGTTTTAAACTTATTTGAAATTGTGCGGTGCTCTCTGTTACTGCAAAAGCATAACCTGTTGATGTAACCTTTATTTCAAGAGGTTCAAGTCCATTTCCCAGGATTGGGAATATCTCATTATCATTCTGAATCTCCACCCAACTTGCGAACTGCTCGTAAAATCCAGAGTTATCTATATTCTGCATTACATCCACTCCGTAAGGCTCTCTGCTTGTAAATATAAAAGCATATTGCCTTATAGAATCACCATTGACGTACTTCTTCAATATAGGTTCTATTGGAATCTCTTCTATGGAGTAGGTATCCGCATTAGGCTCTAAGAAGTTAACATTTACTCTTATAGCATTATTAAAAGTATCTAAGTAGGGACATTTCTTTATATATTCTTGCAAACTTTTAATTATCATCTGCTATCACCACCTACAAAATCAGCTATTGTTTTAACAATCTTATCTCCATTATTTACCCACATTCTCCTGTCCCAGAATTTACCTCTTAAGCCACCGACCGAATTTCCACCTCTGCCCATACCTTTGTTAGTATAATAAGCCCTAGCAGCATATGGGGCATTATATGTGATTTTATCTGCACTTAAAGTAACCATCATATCTTTAAGACGTCCAGTTTTATAAGGAATATAGCCGTTGCTATACTTCGCTACTTGCTTTGTAAATTCAACTTGGGCCCTACCGTCTTTATTTAGATGCCTCTTTAATAAAATCTTTTTAGTATCATCCATATCAATTCTAATATTAGTTGTCATTACACACCTGACACCTCCCAATGTGAAGGTAAATCATCTACCGCTTTAATAGTTATTACATTATCAAAGTTTTCATTCAAATCTTTTAACATATGTCCCTTCAATCCTGTAATTTCGAAATCAGTTGCACCCTTAACAATCATGTCACCTTTGCCAAAAGTAAAATAATTAGGTCTTTCCGTATCTGAAAGCTTTGCAAACCTTCTAGGAGATACGTAATTACTTAATTTATCTACAAATATTAATGTGCTATCCGCAAGTAACAACCCATTATTGCTTACTGTTGCATGTGTTTCGCCCTGCCAATTAACTCCTTCTATTACTGTGCGTTGGTATTTGTCCATACCTGTTATATTGTCATAGTATCTATTGTAAATTGTTATAGTATCATTCTTAAAAAATACCATATTACCACCCCACTATGAATGGTCTAGGTAGTAAGGCTTTTATACCATCAGTTATACTAAAGGCTTCAACTCCATCTGCAAAGCTAACTGAAAGATTACCTTGATTTATAGACTTAGCACCAGCCATTTTAACAGTATCCAGGTTAGTGGTATCTTCAATAATCTTCTTTATTGCTAACGGGAATTTACCCTTTATATAATCATCTGTCCATTCAACCTTGTTTTGGACATTAAGATAATATCTAATAGAATTAATAGCCGCAGTTTCCATTTCATCTGGTGTAAATGTCATATAATCACCTCTATTCAATAAAAGAAGGAAGGGTTTAACCTTCCTATTTCTTGTACTTAGCTAATACAACTTTGCTAGAGTTTGATACAACCGCAGTATAGAACTCATCCACTGAAAGTATAGTTGTTCTATTTAAGGTCTTTCTTTCTGTTTCTAAGTTTACATTTCTCTTTAAATAAATTGTTAATGCTGGTAAATCCACATCTACCTCTGCATCATTTTCTAACTCAACTATAGGGCAAGTATAAAATGCAGAAGTTCCATCTAGTACCACTTTTTTAGAAGGTACAATACGAGTATTACAAATCATACCTATTTCACCTGTCATCATCACATTAGCTGGGTATTTGTCTGCGCTTATAAAGTTTGGGTCTTTTCTAAGATCTGTTACCTGTTTAGGATTTACGAACATTACCTTTGCTCCATTAACTTCTTCATTAAATAAGTCAATCGCATCAACTATCCCATTATATGCAATTTTACTAGCAGAACCATCAAAAGTTAATGTAGTTGCTCCTAATAATGCAGTCATACAATCGTTATCTATTTTACTTGCTATAGATTTTGACAATTGAGAAGTAGATTGTCCAATTGGATCGCCATATCCACTTAATATTGCTTCATCTGTTAGCTCTATAGCTTTCATAGCCTTTTTAACTTTAGCACCAGTAGTTGTTGCAGTTAAAACAGTTGTACCACATGCAACACCTTCCGCAATATCATCCGCATCTCCAATATAAGCATATGCTGGTACTGTTATAGTATCCCCTGGTACTCCCTGTAGTGTAGTATCTACCTTTGCAAATGGTGTAACTCTTATTTTAGCTGCTATTTTTCCATCTATAATATCTGCCATTACTTGCGGGTCAATTAAATTTGATATTTTTGTCATTCCTATTGCCATGTATAAACACGCTCCTTCTTATTTTGCTAGCTCTTCATATAAAGCTGGGTTTTCTTGTTTTAAAGCAACCCTTTCTTTATATGACATTTTGCTAAAATCTTCTTTTTTAATTATGTTTATATTAGTTGCGCCTTTAGGTGGCACATATTCTCCACCTTTTAATGTTTTCTGAACATCTATTTTAGCGACTTGTTGAATAACTTTTGCGAAATTTTCTATTGATTCATTACAAGCTTCAGCATCACTATAATTTAACATTGGTATTAACGACTTGATTTGCTCAGCGTCAAATCCTTTTTTAGCTAAAGTCTCATATGCATCAGCTCTCAATTCTCTAGCAGTTATGTCTTTTTCTCTTTTTTCATAATATGCATCTTTCTTTTGTTGTTCATACTTCGCCTTTTCATCAGCATCCATCTTAGCTAACTTCTCTGCCTCTATTTTTGCAGCTTCTAGCTTACTGTTATAATCTGTTTCCCACTTAGACTTTGCAGTTTCTATTGATTTGAATATTCTCTTATCAAACTCACTCTGATAAGACTTATCTTTTAAGATATCATCAAACGTCTTTGTTTCTGTTTGTTTATCTTCACTTTCATTGGTTCCCTCTGTACCAGTAGTATCTGTTCCAGTTTCTCCAACTTCAGTAGAACCTCCATTAACTCCAGTATCTTGTGCTAATAGTGGTTGAAATCCGCATAATCCTAAGTTTATTAATAGTTTTGTATTCATAATTACCTCCTTGCCCACTACATTCAATTAAGCCCATAGTGTTCAATTATTATTTTTAACCTTTTAAAGCCTTGCTAAGGGCATAATAAAAAGCCTTAGTTCCCTAAGACTTAATTTTAAGCATAACAAAAGCACCTACTCTTTATCTAAGCAAGTGCTTTATATTAATCCGTATTCTTTTTTCTCTTCTTCTGTAAGCGGTTTTGGATATTCTCCATATTTTTTCTTATATTCTTCTCTAAGTTCTTCTTTTGATTTAATAAATATACTGTCATCCATACTTGCTATTTTCTTTTTGTTACTCATACTATATCACCTCATATTTCCAATTATATTTTTTTGCCAAAGATTCCATAACCTTATTAGGTTTTTCTACTATATCTAACAATCTTCTATACTCTTGAATAATTGAATTCTTACCAGTTAGATTATTAATTTCAGTTCTTGTACCCTTACCAACACTAAGCCTATAAACAGTTCCATCATGTCCACCAGCCACAATAGTCTTAACTTGGGGATTATCCATCAATAATGCTAAATCCGAATCACTAAATGATGAACTCAGTGGGTGATTATGTGTCAATACTACACTATTGTCAGGCATTTTTTCTAAACAAGATAAATCTATGCTTCCTCCAAATGAACCTGCGCTTTGATTGGTTAGCACCTTCCCATTCTTATCTACAATGCTCATCATTTCAGTATTTTTACCATCATTTCTCTTAATTACATTTTTTGTTTCTTTACACACAACATCATTTTGTTTTTTAGAACCAATACCATCAAACTTACTTTTATATTCTTCAGAATTTATATATTCTCTGTTTACAGTAAAATTTTTAGAATCATTTCTTATTTCTTTTATTATATCATCTTTACCAGAATTTGAAACCTCTTTTTTATTATTTTCATCTATAATTTCATAAAAACATCTACATGACGCATGTTGAGGTAGCTCTATTTTTTTATCAAAATCAAATGGCTTTCCATCGTGTGGTGAACATTTAGGACATGTTCTGCTATCTAAAGTAGCATTATATCTTACTTTCTTAGCTCCTACTTCTTTGCAGAATCTATCAAAAGCAGTACTAGAGCACCTAGCTATTTCCGTTTCCGCAAGCCTTCTAGCATTATATTCACTAGCACCAAACCCCTTCTGTATATTCGTTTTAATATCATTAACACCTATTTTGCCATCCAGGAATTGTTTAATTTGCTTTTCAAGATATTTAGAAACTTTATCTTCATTTCCCCACACCCTAGTTGAAAAATGTTTTCCTTTAAAGTTGCTTTCAATGATCTTCCTAACATCTTTTAATCCTTTGTTATAAGAGTAAAATTTAAAAGTTTTTCCTGTAATACTAGTTAGAGTTTTTAAAATAGTTTCTTCTTGCAGTTTTGCTTGTCCTTTAGCAGCCTTTTTAATCACCTTAGTTAGCCTTGTGAGTTCTTTGTTTCTTTGTGCCAAGCTAAGTGTCATTACACTCTCTAAAACAGTGTACGTAAGCATTATTAAAGCTATTTCCTTTAGTAATTCTTTTTCATTTTCCTTTTGTTTATCGTAAACAACCTTCATTTCTTCTTCGGCTTCATCATAAAGACCCTCGATGAACTTTTCTTCTTTAGTCATTAGTTATCACCAAACCCTAAATTATCAGTAGGTGGACCTGTAACCTTCTCGTATTCTTCAATCTCTTTTAAAGCTTTTTTATATTCTTCCTCACCATTGGTGATAAATGATAATTGATTCAATCCTGTACTAGCACTTAATTTGCCATTTAATTGTGTTATTATCTGTGCAATTTCAACATCATTTGATGGTACGTTCATAGTAAAGTTAATCTTTATATCTCTATAGTTATAGTTCTTACCATGAGCTATATTAATGTAACTAAATAGTATTTTAAGTCTGTTTCTAATGCCATCAGCTAGACATTTTTGCTCTAAATTAATCTTATTTCTAAGGTTTATTATCCTAGATAATATCGCTACTCCACTAACGTTACTTTGCATATTCTCATTGGAATTTATAGATTGTGATATTTGATATATTTTATCTTCTAATACATCAACTAGCCTATTGACATAATCAGCATTTGCATTTTTAGTAAGGAATCCAGCTTCACTATTTTCACCTTCTAATTCAACTATTCTCATGTCTTTCATTTTGTCAGCAAACTCTTTGTCTACGCTAACATTTCTAGTGAAAAAATAACTATCTCTAAAGTCATTATCGTTATTAATCCAGTTAGAAATTGCTTTTTCAAACCCATCTTGTAGACTTTTAATGTCATTGTAAATAGTTTCGAACTCTTCTTCATCCAGCATCGCAATACTTACTGGTACGCCTAAATATGAAGGAGTAAAATCTTCAATTTCGTTAAAATCTTCATTAAAATGATAAATACCCTCGGTACAATATATATCCATGTATAAAATATCGTCTAAATCCTTTTTATAGAAGTAGATAAACATTTCAGCTTCATTTTCACTATTTACATAGGCTATAGAATTTAGAGGTGTAGTTACCTTGAACCTAATTTCATCATTGTAGATGTAACCCAATTCGTAAGCCTTACCGAAGATAAGCATATTCTTATATAGTAAGCTATCAAGGCTAGATTTCTGTATTTGAACATTGTATTCTATATCCTCAATACACACTTTATCTTCATTCCTATGTGTGTAAGTAACAGGATTACCAACTCCATAAGCAACGTGTTCAGTAATGAATTTCTTAATATAGTTAGTCTTAATTACATCATTACTTCTACCATCAATATTTTGATATACTTCCTCAGTATCAGTTTTACCTTTATAATAGTCATACATCTTTTCATATAGAGATAATCCATTAGTATATTTATCTTTTAGTTTCTTAGCTATTTCTATGTCAAATTTCATCTTCTCACCTTCTTTCTATATTCCTAACACTCTTCTATCTAATAGCCTTATAACTCCACGAGTTTTTATTTCCTTAAGTCCATCATTTAATTCTGCTAACATATCGACAAAGTCATCATGTACGGAATATTGTTGCCCTTGGAAATCCATTATCTGTTCAACTGCCGCAGAACTATCTTCACAATCACTATTGATAATTATTTGTCCATTGTTGATAGGATCTATAATAGTAGAAATCTTTTCATCCTTATTCTTTTTCTGCATTTTATTAATCCATTCAAATTTCCTACCTTTCAACCTTGGTTCAGCCGCAATTAATTCCTTCATCTTTAATACATCAGAACCATTGAAGGTATTCTTTTCAACCGAAATATGGGTTATATCTTCCCAATCAATAAGTAAATTTACTGCAGTTTTACAATACTCATTGAAACCTAGCTTTTTCATTACTAAATCTCTTACATAAGTAAAGTCATTATCAGCTTTAGAGCCAACCCCCATTGCAGTATAGTCAGATTTTTTATTAGTTGTACTTGCTGGGTCGATACATAACATAGTCTTAAGGAATTTATGACTTTCAATTTCTTCACCAGGTTGAGTTCTTACAGATTTGAACCATTTCTCACCTATAGAGGTCGCATCGTTCATCATTTCAGATGCAAAAGCGATACGATTTTCCCAATAAGGTATAGCCAAATCTTTGAAGCAGTTCCACTTCTCTTCCCATAACACTGGAAATTTCATTTCTTTATAGTGCTTTTGATAAAATTCATAAGCTTTTATTTTTCTTTCTTCTTTTTTTAGCTTATCGTCAAAATAAATTCCTTTGCACTCTAGCCACAATTCACTATCAAATATATCATCAGCAGTTTGTCCATCTTCTATTAATATTGCCCTTCTCAATATGGTATAGTAATCATTATTTCTCGCCAATCTTGAAACTAGGCAATCACAATGTAGGACTGTACCAACATTGACTATTTTAGTTGCACTTTTTATTTTCTCGCCCTGTCTATATACCGCCTTATCTCCTACTTGTTCTATTTCTTTAGTGAACCTATTATATTTCTTCTCTCTAGCTTCATCTGTTAAAATATCACGTTCATCTTGATAATCGTCTGTAATTATCACAGTAGGTCTAACACCTTTGAAGTTTGAACCTCTGACAGAACTAGCAGAACCGACTGCCCTTATATACATTCCATTAGCGAACTCTATTTCATTAGCATTTACTTTATATTTTTTATTATCTATTAAGCTACCAAAGTTTTTAATCAATTTAGGATTTTCTTTGAACTCTTTTTTAATACTGTCCATAAATTGAGTAGCGTCATCATCTTTTTTAGCACCTAGTAATGTGAATTTAGACAATCTATAACTCACAAGCCATATACATAAGGCGAAATCTGCAAAAGTTGTCTTTGCAAATCCCCTGGGTTCAATTATATTTATTTTGTCATGCTTATCATCTACAAATGTTTCATTTAGCACTTGCCATAATTCCCTGTGTGCATCCGATAAAGTTCTAGCTACGTTATTATCACTAGGTACAAATATGTTTTTTAAGAAGTATTCACAGAAGAAGGCTATATCGATTTTACCTAATGCTCTAGCTAATACGTCTATATCATTTTTATTAGCAGTTATTAGCTTTAACGTCTTATCTTCTCCATAGTATTTAGATAGGTACTTATTCAGTGTATAAACTTCGTACTCTATCTCTGTATTAAATTCTAGCTTGTCATAATATACCAAATAATCACCTACTTATCTTAACATTCACTAATAATCCAATGCTTTTTATCAGCATATCTATTTATATTGAATCCCAACTTCTTTATAGTTATCATGAACTTATCACTAAATCTCACTTTACCACTTAGTTCTTTTATTATTTCATCACGTTGTTCTTGATCTATCTTTTTATCTATGTAGTTTTTACAGATATAGTTTCTACACTCTATAATTTCTTTAGTTTTTTCAAACTCTTTAAATTTAGCCCTAGATTCTTGAATCATCCCGCCACCACAATGTATACCTACACCATTTTCTATAGTTTTATATTTATCACTCCAGTATTTCTCACGTTGTAATAAGTAGTCATTGTCATTAGTGTTACATATCTCTAGTATGCAGAATTGATAATTGTTATCCCTAAATAATTTACTTAACCCATTATTGCTATGAGTATTTTTCTCGTAATCACGAAGATGTCCACCCCATCTAGCAGCAAAGTTAACCTTAGTACTTCCTACATAGACTATCTTGTTAGTAGCAGTATCTTTTATGCCATAGATACCAGAATCAAATACATTATTACTTATAAATTCTATTGCTATCACTCCATATTTTCACATTAAAGCTTGTCTAACTTTACAAATAAAAAGAGAATAGCAATTAGCTACTCTCTAATGTTTATTATTAATTTACGTATTCTACTTCAAAACCTCGTGTACTCTTTTGTTTCCCACCCAAAACCTTTCCCAAAGACTTCTTTGGAATATTAAATCTTCTACCAGCTTCACCAATACCTTCTACAATAAATTCTTCCTTTGTTTCCATATTAATTAATTTAATTGTTTTCTTTGGCACAACATCTCCCTTTAATGACTCTCTAAGCTTGTCCAACTCCTCGAGCTTATCATTTTCAATAAAGTATTTAGCTTTATCTCTCACTTCAATAGCTTCGACGAGTTCCTTTGTTCCACCTATTACTATTTGTTTTTTATTGAACATCAATCTTATTAAGTACCGATTTGACGATTCATCCCAATTTATATTCTTATTTCCCGTTTTCCTAGTTTTCAAAACATTTAAGCTTATGCCCAAAGGATTTAAAATTCTTTCAGTAGTATATTTTGAAATACCTGTGACCTTAGTCATTTCATTATATGTTCTAACCCCATTGTTATAAGCTTCCATAAGTTTTAACTGGAGTTTCAAATCTTCATTCTTCTTATTCTTAGTAACATTACTCGGTGTTACAAGTATACTTCTAACATTTACTAAAGTAAGATTATACTTCCTTGCTATTTCTTCAAATGTCATACCATTATTTTCGAGGTCGTTTTTCATATCCTCGTTTCGTTTTTGTATGTAGTTGTTTTTGATTATCTTCTCATTCATATCACTACCAATATCGACCCAAGCAGTTAGATTTTTAACATTATAGATAACACTTTCTCTAACGCCTGTTAATTGGCTTATCTTTTTTATAGGTAACTCATTTTCAAATAACATTTTCTTCACATTCAATATTTGGTGTTCTGTATAATCGGATTTTTCCCTAAGTATTTTCTTAGTTGCGTTAGCCATCTTGAGTCTTGTTTCTTCAGACACTTCATATTCAAAGGCACCGCCACCACTAGTGAGATTATATCCATTGTTGAACGTGTCATATTTCTTTATATAATAAATTTCTAAGTCATTCAATATATCTAATTCATCACATATATGGATTGCTTTAAACTTAAAACCTTCCTCACCATATTTGTTCCAAGCCTTTTGTAAATGGTCACTATGGTGCATATTAAGATTTAATTCATATATATGCCTATTCCATCTATTTTCAAAGCTAACCTTAGTTTGTCCTATATATTTATCCCCTGTTATTAAATTTGTTATTGAATAGATTCCGTACATCCTTATCACCTCTAAAATAATTATAACATATTTTTTATAGAATGTATAGGTTCGAGTCCTGTTTTTACTATGAAAAATGCCATATTTAGTCGAAATAAGATTCACGAATCTCAATTTAGAAGGTGGGGGTATAAATTATAACTTTTATATCTCCATTCATTTATTATCCTTTATCAATATATAATTATTGTATAACAATATTCATTCAATATAAGTGTTATTATGTTGAATGCTTTTTATTATATAATTATTTATAATAAAATAAACTAACTCACACTCTTGTTTAAGCTCTTAATCATGTCGTCTATGTCCTCAATGTTGTTCTTATTCTCTTCTTCAGTAACATCAGCAACCCTTGTGGTACTCTTGCCTAGAGCTTTATCAATCATGAATTCACAAGCACTACGACGCTCCTTATCAGTCTTACCTGTTGTTGCTATCCTGTGCATCTCCTCGATATAACAGTCAAGTCTACCTGTTATCTTCTTATCAGCATTAGTTTTAATCTCTTGACTCTGCTTGTTAAGCTCAGTCTTAAAATCATCATCGCTTAACCAGTTATATAAACTTGTCCTACTAACATTACATAACTTACTAATCTCACTGATATTACTACCTTCTAACATATACTTCATAGCTTCATAATGTTTCTCACTTAATATCATAGTTACTAATTACACCTCCTTAACAGCTTTACACAATTATCTATCAAATCAAGTTACTAATTAATATATATAACTTAACGTTGTCTATAACGTCTATTAACTCTCTTATAGCTACTATGTCCCATACATTCTTCTATATCTTCATAAGGATCATAAGTATGCTTAATCAATATACATTCATCATTATATCCCTTAGGACATCTAGGATTATAAGCACTACAATAACAATCTTCTTCTCTAGTCTTACCTGGATTAACATAGAATCTAAATTTAAATTTACTAACCATACATACTTCACCTCACTTTAGTAATAAAATAAAAAGCACCTAGCTTAATAGCTAAATGCTTGCGCCGCCTTACCCTAACCCATTACGACACTTGTTTGGCTCCCTATCTCAAACACCACGCTGCAGGTCTTGCCTACTAAATAGTAAAGCTGCTAAAGATTTCTCTCTAACAGCCATTTACCAAATAAACAAATTTACTAATGGGGGACAAAAGTAATAATCGTTTTTTAACCTAATATCATATTAACACGTCAAAAATCAAATTAAAACGAACCAAAGGTCATACAATCGCACGAACTCGTTAAATATTTTTATATTTTTTCTCTAGTTTTTGTACATACCTTTCACTTATGTTTAGCATTTCAGCAATCCTGGCTTGTGTATATCCTTGAACATCTCTAAGGAAATGAACCTTATCTGTAAGATCTGTAATCAACTCCATCCATACATCAGTTTCGACCTCTGATTTAAATTCTAGTCTGCTTTTCAATGCAATACTAAGTAAACCTTCAAGCCTTTTCTTTCGTTCATAATAATCTTCTAAGTGTAATTCCTTATTACCACTCGAGATAGTATCATAATCATTGTAGCTTGTCCCTTTCGAATATCCTTTTGGGGCAAATCCCTTCAAATAGACCTCGTCCAATTCCTCTATATCACTTTTTATCTGCTCGATTCTAATATCAAGCTCTTTGATTTTCTCTAGTCTATTCACCAACAACACTCTCCTCAATAAACCCTTTGTTTTTAAGAATTTCCCTAACATGGTAATAAAAGGTGTTATATATCTCACTACCCATGAATTGCTTGTCTATGGGGCGAATAATCGTATTGTATCTTGCTTCAATAGTCTTAAGTCTTGCATATAAACTCTTAGGCTGATATTCACTCCTATAGTTGCCACTTCGTATATCATCATCAAATCCAGCTGGAGATAACTTTATTTTTTTACTCTCCAGCATTTCAAGACATTCTTTTACTATCTCTCTTTCTACTTTACTAAGCCCTTTAAGTGAAGAACTTATATTATTGTTTTCAGCAAAGATATAATATTTAATATCATACTTATTTAAATGAGCTAATTCCTTAAGTATCCTTGTATCATCTTTCAAATTTCCAGCTATTTCATCTATTCCGTTCTTTCTCTCAATTACTATATCTCTATCAAAGTAAATTTCCCTCTGTTGCCCTTCAAAACTGTTTATAGGTAACATGCACCCATAGTCCCCATAGTCCAATTTCTTAACCTTGTATGGGATTTTCTTTTTTTCAAAGAAGTCTATCACATGTTGGTTAGCCTGTTCACGTGTGTCTATTAATATCGTTAGATTTTTAAGTATTTCCTTTAGTTCTTTATCTGTAAATTTTAATCTCATACCCCTATCTCCTTTCAAGTTCCTCATATAGTTCGCATTGGGTATTTTCTATATCTTCAATTAATATCAATGATTTTTTCAAGAAAGCTGTAATAGGATGTTTGCATGTGTAATTATCACCACACACTAAATAAACGCAATTTTTACAACATTTTTTCATACTCTCTCCCCCTTAATAGCCAATGTAGTAATCACATTTTTTATCTTTGTTACTATGTCTAAAATCCTCTATTTCTTTCATTGTCATTCTCGATACTTCTCCGTAAACTATGGATTCCTTAGAATAAATAACAACCTCTTGCGATATTACTGCATCTTCTATATCAAAACTTCCTATAGTAGCATCTTTAGGCAACTTTTCTAATTCTTTAATTAAATCTATAACTCTCATCTAGCCCCTACTTTCCAACTCCATCGAGAAATATTCTAATATAATATGTTTGGATAATACATCCATAGGCACTCCCATTAAATTTGAGCATAATATTTTATGTCTAAAATCCAATTTACTAGTAGCATTATATATATTTATTACAACGAACCTATCATCTGCTCTATCTAAGTATAGTGTTACTGTTGCAGGAATACCGATATCAATTAACTTTGATTCTATAACCGATACAAGCTCTTTACGTTTATCCATCTATTCATCCCCCAACTTTCTTCCGCATTTAGGGCAATAATTTATTCTCATGCTTGCTACACCATCTCCCCAGGCTTCAATATAAAATCCATCATACAACCTTTTTATTTCCAAAAGTGTCCAACATCCTTTATCTATAGTCATTCCTTGTTCTTCTTCTAAATTACAAATACATTTTTCCATGATATCTTACCACCTTCAATTTTACTAAATTTAATTGTATTCAATCTATAAGGATGTAGGGGTTTTGTGCCTACACCCCAGGTCTGACTTTGAGTTGAAATATGAAACAACTAAAGATTATTCTTCTTTATGTGTTCCACAACTTCTTCAGGGAATTCGTTAATATCTTTAGTCCAATAATTTGTATTTCTTCCTGTATGCCAAAGATTGTATTTCCCACAACAAGGACATTTCATTAATATTTGCTGATAAAAAGGCAATTCACAGCCTAACCATTGTTCTTTATGAAATCCTAAGAAACATTTAATTTTTTGTATCATAGTAAACTCCTTTCTCTACTTCGTAATATTTGCAAATCACTCACTACATTCTCTTAAACATCATTCGTCTTATTACATCTTTCTCGAAGTTCTCCCTAGTGCCTAACCTCTCCATCACGTAAGTTTTAGAGCAGCTCTCGAGTATTTCCTCTAGTTCATTAAAAGTGTCCTCTATCAGCTTATCTCGTTTCTTTATCTTAATATCAAGTCCATTAGGATTGAACTCAAATTCTCCTCCACCCATGTTACTTAACTTCTTCATTCATTACCTCCAAAGGGGAATTTAATCCCCTGTTATATTAACTAACACTTTTGTAAAACTTATCGTACTGCTCTATATAGTCCCAACGGTCTTTATAGATGTCATATTTGCTTTTACCACTAGTTATACATAATTGTGTTTGATGTAGAAATTTACTTGGTATAACTAATATCCTTTCAAATTTATTTTTATCGTCAATGCATACGAATATATAAATATCACACGTAGGGTTGGCTTTCTCTAAATTGAATGAATAACTTGACCACCCATCTTTACTTTGATATTTGTGTGAAGCTTTAACATCTACTTTTACATTTCCATTAACTAATAAATCGTAGGGATGTTTTATACTCATTTGTTCTGCAATGTACCCCTTACTTTCAAGAATTGTTTTTATATCGTCTTCTGCATTTCTTCCTGTTGTAGTTTCACTTTTCTTTTGTTCCAAACCCATGTTTTTAGCTAATAATTTAAATCCACCACTTCTAGCTATGGCATTGCCTAATGCCCATCTACCTGTTGCCATCTTACATTCCAAATTGCTTGGCATCCTGTTTATATCTAAGGTTTTCATAACTTTACATACTTCGCTTTTTATATCATCATGTGACCATTTATCACCATGTGTATGTCCCATGAATATCACTCCTTTACAACCCACGATATTTTTTATTATGGAGAATATCTAACTCCTTAATTAAAAGGCATATCATCCCCATCATCTATTGGAGTCATATCTCCATTAAAATAATCTCCCGGAATCTCACCTTGATTGCTGCTATTGTTGTTATTTCCTCCACCTACAAAGTCAAATCTATCTACAATAACATCTGTTGTATACACCTTATTACCTTCCTTATTAGTGTAACTTCCAGTTTGAATATGCCCTTCAATGCCTATCTGACTACCTTTTTTCATATAATTAGCTATTGTTTCGGCGGTTTTCCCAAACGCTATGCAGTTTATAAAATCAGTTTCACCTTTCTTCATCCTATTTACTGCTACACTAAATTTTGCTATTGCCATGCCATCTTTACCAAATCTTAAATCTATATCCTTAGTTACACGTCCTAATAACATTGTCTTATTCATTCTTTCTACTTCCTTTCTTAATTGACTCTCAAATAATAATGAAGAGTCGTAACTATTGTGTTTTTAAGGTTTATTCCTTTATTTAGTTGAATTGTGTACTAACTATCTGTTAACTTTACTCCAACTATATCTCCATTATCAGCTTTAAATAAAAGTCTTGCTCCTTTATCTAAATGTTTGACTTCTACTTTTAACCCTTCATCTATAGCCTGTTTAATTAAGTTCGAAATTTTATCTCTATAATACATTGGATCATCTTTCCTAAACTTCATTTACCTTTACCTACCCTTCTATAACTCTCTTGCTGCTATCATTTTTATATAAAAACTTTCTTATTCTTGATTAAGTTATAAACTCTAGTGCCATACTTAGCAGCTATTTTAACTAATTGATCTCCAGTTCTATCACCTGTGTTATATTTCAACATTAGATCTAGAAATTCTTTATATTCCATTTGCGCTGGTAGTGTTTCAAACATTTTAGCGGTGAAAGGCTTCAATTCATCACCATAAGTGTTATATTTCTTAGGTCGTTTCTTTGCAAGCCTTGCGCCATTTTTCCTGTTATATTCAGTTTTATATTTATACAATTCATATAGATATGGCTTTTCCGCTCTTATATGGTCTAGATTAACATTAATAGCTGTAATTATACTTGTTTTACTTACATTATATTTTTCTTCTAATCCCTTGTAACTGTTTAAGGCTACATACTCAATTAGTAAAAGTTCAGAAAGTTCAACCCCGTTATATTTGCTTTTTAAGTCTGACCAACTCATTTGCCAAAACTCTCCCTTCTAGATGTATAGCTATATTCTTTGATGATTCATCTTTAATGGTTTTATTAACCTCTTTAACTTCATACCCACACACAGCCATATTTTGTGCTAAAGTTCCTAGTGCCTTTTCATTAAACTGTGCTACTTCCTCTAAATTTGCGATTATCTTCTCTACTTGTCCATATATATGCATCGTATTGGCTCTAATTTCATCCTCTAAGCGATTCAATTTCTTATTTATAGTATTTATACTCATTAACATCAAAGTCGTTTGTAAGCCGAATATGCTTAATATTAATAACTTATCCATTTTTAATCCTCCTATTTAGTCCACAATTCATCTAATAAATTTATATAATTATTAAGTTGTTCATCTGTAGCATTGTCTATATCTATCGGTAAAAGATTAAAATATGATTCTGTTTTCCTGATATACTCTCTGTAGGTTTGAATATTCCTACCCTCCTCGCAATCACATATTCTCTTATCTAAAATTTCATGAGTTAACATCTTACTACCTCCTAGGTTTACCATATTTCTTTTAGTATTTTATTGTTTTTAATTTTATCTATTTTATCCTGTAGCATTTTAATTTCTATTTGTTTAATCTCTTCAGCACATTCTTTGCTGCAGGTAGGCATGAATCTATTCATAAAAGCACTTTCTACCAAATAAACATCATCTCCAATTTTCTTGTCCACTTTGCAATTTTCACATTTATACATCTCTCTACCTCCTAATGTCCATCAATTGCTTAGTATGCACATTATAAAATACATAGCTCCATGCATCTTCACGCTCTATTAAGTAATCTTGTGATTTAAATCCTTGCTCTGCTAAGAACTCTTTATGTCTTCTTAAAAGTTTCTTTGGATTTTTCATATCGGTTCCCCCTTTTTAAGACATTTGATTTAATGAATTAACGACTTGTTAATCTACTACCACAGATATGCAACTCACCATCTATATCAACCCACGCAACACTTATATAAAATATATCCAATCCACAACTGTCAAACACGTCTGTATCTGTAAATACTTCATAGTTTGAAATATCGCTATTATCAATAAATAATTTTTCTATTTCCTCCACACATTCGTCAATTTCTCCGCTTCCGTCAAATTCTTCTATAATTTCATATATCTCTTCTCTTAAATTCATGTTATTTCTCCCCTTCTATCTGTTTAACATTATTCTTAGATCCTATCTGTGTAATTAGTTCCCTCATACCCTGTGGTAGTAGGTCCTGTTCTTTCTTCTTGGTCTGTAGTACTTCTATTTGCTTTAAGAATTGCCCCTTAGTTACTGTTGCTATAGTATCCATGTCTGTTGCCGCTAATTCTCTAAGCTGGGCCACACTTCCAAAGAACCTTTTAACTATCAGGGAATGTTTTTCAAACTCTGTATCTGTCATGTAGGATCCTTTACGTATCATTTTCAAGGCTTCATTCCACAATTCTATCGCGCTTTTATTCTCTTCGGCTGGCGTTACTATCTCTGTTGCGGCTTGTCTAATGTCATGTATCGTAGGTGGAAAGCTGCTGGACATTATTGCTTTTTTAGCTGCTATCATACAGAGGTTAACATCTAAATCAGAAAGACATTCATACCATGTTTCAAGTAACATTTTAGCTTTATCTTTATCTTTCAATTTATCATCTATGCTTTTGTAGTTACTCGCTAGTAAGGTTAATAACTTAATTGTTTCGTTTTTAGTCATCTCCACATTCCTCCCATAAAGCCTTTAAGTTGTCTATGCTGCTAGCTTGGTTATTGCTATTGCCTTTGCTCTTCTTAGTAACTGCATCTATAACCCATTTTCTAATCGCTAGATAATGAGATTTATATTTAGTACCTTTCATTTCTACATATTCATCAAGATAAGTAATAGATTCTAAGGCTAGACTACTACCAAAGTCATTTATGAGTTTGGTATATTCATCATCAGTAAGTAATACATGCTTGTACTCTCCATACTTATGTTTTACTTTTTTAGTTGCTTTAGATGTATCTTGTATATTATCCTTACCTATACTAACCTCTCCTAACCTATCCTTACCTAACCTAACCTTACCTATGCCGTCCGTTGGTTGTCCATTGTCAGTCCATTGGTTGTCCATTAGTTGTCCATCACCTATTTTTTTAACATCTGCACGTTGTTTTTTCTTAACTAAATCAACGTCTGGGACTATTTGCAGTAATAAATCTTTATATATACTATCTATCTTTCTATCTCCTCTTATTTTGTTGTGTTCTTTCCAATCTGTTATATAGCTAACTAGATCATCATTAAGAATTACAACAAATTCTTTTGCTACTAGTATTCTTAAATCATCCTCTGTAGCTCCAATCATTCTTAATACGTTGTATGCTTCAACAATTCCATCATCATCAGCTCTTGAAATTAGATGGAAATATAATGATTGAGTGCTAATTGGCATCTTTAAAAATTTAGCTGAATCTATTATTTTTATACTTACCATTCTTCTTTGCGCCATTACTTCTCACCTTCCGACCAATTTGTATCATTAAAAACATCTAAAACTCTTTGGCACCATGGATTAAAATCACAATTATCACAATCGTTACCACAATCTTCTTTATAGAACTCTTGCATTATCTTGTAAATTTCTTGTTTTTGCTTGTTTACCTTTCTCTTTGCTGCAAGTTCTTTAGTCCTTGTTTTAGCAGCGCATTCCTTACAAATGCAGCTATGATAACCGAAATCTCCTAAAGTTTTTTCAACTCCACACGTCTTGCAAATTTTTCTAGTCTTAATCAATTATTTCGACCTCCTCAAAGGTGTAAATCTCAGCTGAGAAGTCCCTAGAACGTACATAGCTTTTTAACATGTAATACTTATTCCTGTCTATATTAGGACTATAGAAAGCCTTTTTACCTATGACCTTAAGCCAATTTTGACCTGTTCTTACTTTTACCATTCCAATACTACCTCCTTAAAACGGCGGTGGACTTATGACTATTTCTAAATTGTTATTATTACTTTGTATCTCTAAAACAACCGCATTTGAATATTCATTTATTCCACAATAAGACAGATAAAATTCTTCACCTGAAAAATTATTGATAATTTTTATAGCTTGACTTGTGTTTACTAATTCCAAAATATCTGATAATCTCATTCTAATCACCTTCTTTTACTATTTCTGCATCCTGGATATCAGTAAAAGGTATTTCTTCTTCTTTGATTTTTTTCTCTTCTCTAGCTTGTTGGGTTAGTTCTTCAACTCTGGTCTTAATGAAAGTATCTTTATCCATAGTTGCATAATTCTTATCAGATTCGCTCATATGAGTTATTTCCTCAGCTACATATAAACTACTTAGATTAGTAGGAAATGCTTCTCTATAAGCTTGTACCATGGCAACTTTACGTATCATAGTTGTGGGCATTGTTTTCCATGTACTTTGACCTTTGTTATACTCTTCAAAATTTACTGTAGATTTCACAGGATATTTTTTATCCTTTACATAAACCTCACACCAGCCGCCGACTAGAGTTTCATTTTTAACACATAATGTCCCTTCTCTCTCGATTAGTTGGCCATCCTTAGTTTGAACAATTACTCCAGCCTTAAAACCTTCATAATTCTTGTCTTCCTCAGCTCTCCTCATAAATGCACCTTTACCAACTAGTTGTTGTGCTGCTTGATTGCCAAACTTAACGAGATATGCTTCGTTATTAAATGGATCTAATTTATTGTGACTACACCACATCATAAAATTAACTGCTTCAGACTTAGTCAATTGGCCATTTCCTTTAGTTATAAATTGATGTATTATACTTTCTGTAAGCTTTACTTCGTTTCCACTAACGTTATAAGTTATCTCTTTTTCCTCTTTTTTAGCTAATGCTTTGTTATCTGCCATCTATATTCCCTCCATATGCTCTTTTAATTTATACTCATAAGCTTTAATAAGTGCTCTATACTTTGCTATGTCATGCCCCTTTTGAGCATCGAATAAATCAAAATCTTTATATCTAGCGACACCCTTAAATTTCATGCCCCATTTTTCAATAATAACTATTGTTTCTTTTTTACCTTTCGGGTAGATAAGAGTTAATATCTCTTCTTCACTTTGGTTTATATCAACGGCTATCAATTCATCTTTAGAATTATAAATCTTACAAATTTTAGTTCCATTTTCAATAACTCTTTTGGAATAATTTGATTCTTTTTTACTAAAGCGTAATTGATTTTTATCACCTATTCTTATAAAATCCTTTTCTTCTCTAATTATCATTGTTTCATTCATGCTTACGCCCTCCAACACTCTTTATACTTGCTTATTTCTGTTTCTGTAAGTTCTTTAGATATTATTTCTGCAACTCTTCCGTAGCTTTCGCCCTTGCAAGTATCACACACTACAAATTCATCATCTTGCAACAATTGAGAGCTGATAAAGTCATAATGTTTACCATTCTTTTGATGTTCAACTTTATATATCCATGTATGTTTTTTAGAATCTTGAAGTTTGAACTTTGTAGTTCCTCTTATGCCTAAACCATTTGGCAACCCTGAATTATTGCAAATAATCTTAATGTCATTGTTATGAGTTTTTTCAATACTTTCTATCCTTTCGATGCCAATACCAACACAAACATAAACCTCTCCTGGTTTAATTCTTGCGATTACTTCTTGAAAGGTGAATTCCTCTTCAATTTTCTTAATATGGTGCCTATGAACTCCCCAACAACCATCATATTTTTTGGGTATATCAAATTTAACTTCTACGAACATCTTGTGAATAGCTATTATCGTTCCCCTATCTCCTATATTGAAAAACGGTCCATTACCTATATTGTTTATAACTTCTATCCTATCTCCAACTTTAAATCCCATTGTTATTCCCTCCTAATTCTTTTACATAACTTATAGCTTTCTCAAGTCTTTCATTAACGTCATCATCATATTTGAATGATATATTTTCAAAATACAATGTATCCCTTTCACTATGATGAGCTATTATAACAGCCTCTTTCCATATGTGAATGTGTACATCTGTAGTTTCTAATACTAATCTTGCTAATTCTAAGCACATGGATTTTATATCTTTATTCACTCATCTATCCTCCTAATTGTTTCGCCTGTCATTACATCGTAAATCTCGTTGTTGTCAATATCCGTATTCGGTGGTATAATCTCTTCTAGAATAATTACTAATGAGTCCGTCTGCTTACTTTCCACAGCTGCAGATAGGCTCTTTTTTATCTTCCGCTCCTTTTCCGGTGCATTGCATGTTTTCGATTAACCTCGCCTCCTCTCGAACCTTCATATTTTTCATCCTCATTCCTGTGTAATCTATTATTGTAGTAGTCATTAATGTATCTACTCATAAACTCATTTTTAGTCATGGCTTATTCCTCCTAAACTTCTTACATTACCTCTTCTAGGCATATCTGATTGTTAGCTTGTACAATTTCATTTGTCATTACAGTAGGTGTTTTATAGCTATTAACTATCTCTATAGCCTTGTTTAACTGATTTCTTTTAATAGCTTCATATCTAGTTACTCCAAACTCCCTCTTTAACTGATGCTGAATATCTGCATATACTCGCCCTCTAAGTGAGTTGTCCTTGTAAGCTTGAGTTTTATATCCTCCTAAGGCTTTAATACCTATACTACGAACTAAGGCTTGTAATTCCTTACACTCGATATTGAATAGTGGCATATTATCCTCCAGTGCTTCAACTTTGCTATTAACTTCATTTAGCTTTTCTTCATGGTCCTTTAATGCTTCATATTGTAGTTTTAGTTGGTCCATTGGAGAAAGTTGTTTAAATTCTTTAACTTCTTTTTCACACTTAATAAAATAATTTCTATATTGATGTGACTTTTCTGTCCTTGCCATCATTGCTATGTGTTTTGCAAATTCTAACGAGATAGCAAAATCCATTGTTTCATTACCTTCAACATCATGTTGAACCCCTATCCAATCAATGTTTTCTTTAAAAAAGTCATTCTTTTCTATATTAGTTTGATACCATCTTGACCAAACTGCTTTATTAAGTCCTAAACCTAAATACAAATCTCTAGCCGATACAATTTGTTTACCATTTTCATTTTCTGTGATTTTAATTAATTTGTTCATCTTCATTCCTCCTATTTCATTAGCTCATAATATGCGGTTCTTGATATTGGGTAATGGTTATATCCTCGGTCTGTCGCAAGTGCTAGAAAGTATTTACCTTTGTTTTCGTCATAAATAACTGCTATTGCGCCGCCTACACATTCTGTTAGCTGAGTAATTCTGACTTTGTCCTCTAACATTTTCTACTCTCCTTTAATTTTGATCTATATAAGTTTTCTTCCTTGTGGTATGTGTATGCTGCCATCAATTCGTCTTTACTACACCCTAATGCTTCTTCTAATTTTATTAATCTTGAATTTGGTGGCATTCTATCCGAGCATTCGTATTTTTTTAATGTGGTTTCTTTTACCCCTATGCTGTTAGCGATTTGTTCGCACGTTAGTCCTGATTTTAATCTTAAAGTTCTAAAATTCATTTCCATAATCATCCTCCTTTAATTCAATAATAAGCACGATTACGTGCTATGTCAAGTCTTTTTTTATTGCTTTAATTCCTATACCGCACACCGCAAACCGTTGAAAATCAATAATAAAAATATTGAAAAACATATGTTCGGGGTTTAAAAAGTCACGATTCTGTGATACTATTGAAGTAATTTAATATGTATGTTATCTATGGAGGGAATTATGAAAGGATCTATTTTAAGGGAATTACGTAAAGAGGCTGGATTTACACAGACAGAATTGGCTGAAAAGCTTGATTTAAGTGACAGCACTGTACGAATGATAGAGTTAGGTAAACGTGAAGGTACTAAGAAAAATGTAGCTAGAATAGCTGAATTCTTTGATGTTAGTGTTGATTATCTGGAAGGTAGGGAATTACAAGAAAGTGATGATAAACTTAAGAACTTTTTAGAGTTGCTCGTTAAAGAAAATATCATTAATGATACTGAAAATATTCCAAAAGAAATACAAACGATAATAATGTATAATATAAAAGAAGAGTTAGACCGTATAATGAAAGAGAACTCAGGTGACTAGGCCACCTGAGTTCTCTTTATATATTCCTTTATATTTTCTTTAATTTTATTGTAGTTGTCTTCTGTCAATCCCTCTATACCCTTCATGTTTTTTAGTTCTTCTAAAAACTCATTCATGTTCATTATGCCACCCCATCACTACTTAATATATATATATTATAGTATTATATGGCAAGTCTTACAAACAAAAAATACACTATTCTCTGTCGAATAGTGTATTTTTTATTTATTTTATGCTTTATATTGCTCCACCTGTACCTGGCTCACTTACACGTAGTAAAGCTGATTGTGTACCTGGCTCCGATTTTGCATATTTTGGTAAAGCATTGCTATTGCTAGATAATGCGATGGTTAGAGCCATTATTAGTCCTAACGCCAACCCTGTTATTTTCTTCTTCATCAAATCAACTCCTTTGATACTATTATACCACTTTTATTGATTTTGTGCTATTTCTATCACTTTATATAATATTTCGTTGTCACTTATGTGCTTAATACATGACATAAATGTGCTGTCTTCTATATTGTATTTATATTCATTTTTAAGTTTGCATATGAAATCCGGAATTTTATCATTCATATTGCTATCCCAATAATATTTTAGGCTATTACTTACTAACTTATTCTTTGTTACTAAATCATTTATATTTGCAGCTAATAACATAGATTTTTTAAAATATTTATTGATAAGCTCTATATTTTTTTCCTCTATGCTTAACAGGAATTTATTGTAATGACACTCTAGTATGGATTTTCTGTTAGTACATTTAGCCACTAATTTCATTGACTTATTAATATTCTCTTTAGCTAAATTAATATCACTCTTTAAATATAAATCTCCTATGTTGGAATAGCTATTAGCAGCCCGATTAAAATCATTTATTTTCATAGCTTTAACTATTATACTTTCATATATTTTTATTGCCTCATCCTTATTACCTAGTTCACTTTTACACACTGCCTTTAATAACAAGAAATATAACTCTCTTTCCGTACTGGTGAAATTCGAAATAGACTTTAGCATCTTTTGACACTCATTATAATTGCCTATTTGAAAATATGAATTAGCAATATTCCCAAAGAACTTTTCTTTTTGTTCCAGAGTAGCATTTTTAGATACTTCATTTTCAAAGGATTTTCCAATGCCAATTGCGACTACATGCTGATCCTGAAAAAAATATGATTTTATCAGGTAATTGGATATATCTATGCGTATACAGCCTGTTAAGTTATAAGTTAATAACTTATAACAATAATCACATATCTTTTCAGTATTTTTATAAATATCTTTGCTTAAAATTTTCAAAACCTGAAGCATAAATTTTATAGCTGGATCACTATCTAAATTTGAAATTACCTGGTTTATCTCTTCAAAAATTGTATTTCCATCTTCACAATATTCTAGCCTGTCAAGTAAATCTTTTCTAAAGACACTTGTCCTTCCCATAAATAGATCTATAGTTACAGGATAATCCAGAACTAACGATTTTTCTTTTATAATTTCATTTATTTTATTGCACAATCTGTTAGCTATAGTATAAGACATTTCTATAGCTCCAGTTTCTATCCTGGATATATTTTTTAATCCCTCACATTTTAGATCCTTTTGTTTTAGACTTAAATCCCTTCTTATCTTTTTTAGGATGCTCCCGCCAATACATTTTTCATTTGAATTCATTTTTTATCCTCCTTATTAAAAGAGAATACTTTACTACACTGGCTTTTTATGGTATTATGCAAGTGAATACGTAAGTATTCTCCTTGCCAGGCTAGAGTTTTCAGTTTCGACGCTGCTCTAGCCTGGTTTTTTATTTTAATATTATTAAGATTCGAATTCTATAGAATATTGAGTACTTGTTACTTCCGATATACTTTGATTTAGCATATCTAAATATCTGTTTTCTAAAATATCTTTCGTGAAACTATTAGCGGTAACAATTAAAATTTTATTTTCTAAAATATTAAAATCTTTTATTCCGCTTTCAAACCATGTTTTAAAACTTGACTCTGGTAATTTAGATTTTAGATTTTCTAGCAGCATGGAATAGGATAGAGGTGTGGTTTCTCTATCTGATCTATCTGTATAGGAAGTATTAGAAAAAGAAGTATTAGATTTATTAGGACACCCTGTTACGGCGGGTTCTTTAGGACACCCCGTTACGGCGGGTTCTTTAGGACACCCCGTTACGGCGGGTTCAGGATTTAATTTTGATAAATTTTCTTGGTTTTGTTCTGTGGATAATGTTGATATTGTGGATAAATTATTTTCAACACCATCTAAACCATTGATTTCACTTGTACCACCTGTTACGGTGGGTACGCAATTCTCTGTTGATAAACATTTATTTTAA